ACCTACTCCGTCTGCGTATGGACCGTGTGAAGGCGGCGGCGGTCGCGGAGGCAGAGGAGCTGGTCGCAAAGGCGCGGACCGCAGTGGAGGCTCTGGAGGCCACCAGCGCTTCCAAGATGTGGTTGCTGGATCTGTCGGACTTTGAGAGGGTGTGGCTGCGGGTCAGAGAGGAGCGTGAGTTTGCTCTGGTGAACGGTGGTGCTGCTGCGCCGAAGAAGCGGAAGATCAGGGTGGTCGCGAAGGTCTAATCTAAACACCGAGGTCGGCCGCATGGACCCATAACATCTGTATCAACAAACGGTTTTTCATTAAATACATAGATGTATTTATCGAAGGCCTGCTTCACAAAGAAGAAGGATATTTGATCCTGTATACCGCATTCTTTGATATTCTCATACCAAGAAGCGTCAAGCGCCGCCATCTGTGGATGTGCCATATTGCGCAAAAGTAAATAACATGTGCCATGTTTTGGTACCGTGCTACTGAATCCCCTGTCCAGTTGTTTATTAATATAAGACTGATAATGCTCACTGTCCTTCTTATATCTCTCTTGGGTCATGGACTCGTCGTATTCCTTCCAGATGTTGGGTTGGACCCACTGATGCTCTCTAAGCAAGAGAGCGTAGTCTTGATCTACAAAATAGTTTTCAATCATATCTTCAATAAAGTCCTCTGAGACCTTGGGCACTTTGCTGTCAAAAAAACATGTGTATTTGTATTGATTCAGGATGCTATTCTTATCAGGTAGAACTTTCACCTCCTTTCCCATCATACAGCTTGCCACGATGTCCGTTGTTACAGGTTTGTCTTTTGTGTCGTGGACGGGTATCCACCCAGACGATTCTATCTGCTTTAACATTGTGGGGTTGTTTGTGAAGTAATAGCAGTCGTACTTTGTAGAGGGGAGAGGTGGTACTTTGAATGCGACGTTGTCATTGCTTCCGTAGAAACAGGTGTAGAATGCGAGGTATTGATTCTTGCTGGTGAAGCCGTCTTTTTGGGGGTATGCGATATAGATGAGGAGACATATCAATATGAATACTATTAGAAGATACTCCATCTATTACGAGTCTTTTTTTAAAAAATTGATTCAGAGATTTTAATCTTATACAAGAGTAAATGGGATATATATACCTTATAACAAATACGGTTAATGGAAAAAGATATGTTGGACAGACACAGAGGGAAGATATTGAAAAGAGGTGGAAAGAACATAAAATATGTGATAAATATACAATAGGAAGATGTCTCTTAAATGCGTATAAGAAACACGGTGTTGAGACATTTAAGTTTCAGATAATTTGTATATGCTTTGATGGAGATTGTAATAAGTTTGAAGATGAATATATAAGAAAATATAACACATTATCTCCAAATGGATACAATTTAAAAAGTGGTGGAAGTCATGGAAGACATCATCCTGAAACAATAAAGCTTATCTCAGAAAAACTAAAGGGTAGGCAACTAACCCCCGTTACAGATGAAATAAGAAGAAAAAACAGTGAGGCAAAGATGGGGGATAAAAATCATAATTTCGGTAAATCAATTACGGAAGAGAGAAGAATGAAACTCAGTAATTCTATCAAAAAAATATGGCAGGAACGGAGGGATAATGGAACATTTGATGAATGTATTAAAAAAATAAAAGATAGTTCTACTTCAGTCTTCCAGAAAGGACGCATTTCTTCAAAAAGAAAAGCAGTTGGAAAATATGATGATAAAGGATCTCTTCTTGAAACATATCCCAGCACTGTAGAGGCGGGTTTAAAAATGGGAATAAGTTCTTCAACAATTGCTTGTGTTTGTAGAGGTGTTAAGAGTTATAAAACAGCAGGAGGATTTAGTTGGAAATTCTTATGAAACCAATGATTGATATCATAAAAAAGAATTATATACTGACGGCGGGGCTCGAACCCGCGGCTACAGGCTTAAAAGGCCTGCGTTCTACCAACTGAACTACGCCAGTAAATATGACTCCTCCACCAGGTTCTTTTTGTAAGTGCCGGCCGAGGCCAACCCTTAGGGAATAGAAGAACCAAACTATTTTACACTCAGCGGGAATCGAACCCGCGTATCTACATTGGAAGTGTAGCATTCTACCACTGAATTATGAGTGTTGGTTCCGATACCGGGAATTGAACCCGGGCCAAGGCTGTGAAAGAGCCCTATCCTAACCACTAGACGATATCGGAGAGCAACGAAGTTGCGAACCGTGCTTCTGAGAAGCTCGGGGAATGCTGTTTGACGAGAACAGCAAACGGATCGTATATGATCACCACCCTGTTTTTGGAGAACTGGGAAACTCTTTACTAGGAATGGGATTCGAACCCATGCGACTTGCGTCAACAGATCTTAAGCCTGTCTCCTTAACCAACTCGGACATCCTAGTTATTTTGGGGAGGGGGTTCCAGGATGCAAAGTATTAGGCATAATATTTTGGTTTGCTGTAAGCATCCTTATCCCCACCTATCTATTTGGGCTTTGGTCCGTCAATTTTTGGACCGCGGTGTCAACTTCTACATCGTAGTGTGGGAGCGGCTTTAAACTCTTACAAGTATACAGGTAGAATGGGGTACATTTATCTTATAACCAATATGATTAATAAGAAACAGTATGTGGGGCAGACATTACGAGATGATATTAAAACTAGATGGAGGCAACATACATGGCGTTGTAATATTAATAGCGGAACATGTATTTCAAATGCATTTAAGAAGTACGGTGTAGAAACATTTAAATTTCAAATTATCTGTATATGTTTTGATGAAGCCTGTAATCAACTAGAGATTGACTATATTAAGAAGTTTAATACTCTGGCACCAAATGGTTATAATTTAGAATCGGGTGGAAATAATCACAAAACACATCCTGATACTATAAAGAAATTATCTGAATTAAATAAAGGAGAAAATAATCCACAGTTTGGTAAAAAATGGACGGAAGAATTTAGAATAAAGAGAAGTAAACAAACAATAGGTGATAAAAATCCTAATTTTGGTAAGAAATCTGCAAATAGAAAATCAGTGGGAATGTATAACTTAGAAAATGAACTCATAAAAGTATTTGATAATATACACGGGGCAAGTATCGAAACCAGTATTAATGAAACTTCTATTTCTGCTGTATGTAATGGAAGGCAGAAGAGGGCAGGAAGATTTATATGGAAATTTATATCAGACCAAATATTGATCTCATAAAAAAATATGCTCACAATCGGAATTGAACCGATGACTAACGCCTCACTATGTATGCCGTATTATTGACATAAGAGCGCTGCTCTACCAACTGAGCTATGCGAGCGGTGTGAAGGTTTTTAAAGATACCTACAAACTTTTGTGCCACCACTGAGGATCGAACTCAGGACCTACCGCTTATTCTATTATGAGACTTTAGCCGAATAATACAAAGCGGGTGCTCTACCACTGAGCTATGATGGCAAAGATGGATTTTTAAAGAATCCTAACTTTTTGCCCGAGGTGAGGGTCGAACTCACGATCTTCCGCTAACGCCGATGGGCGAACCTGAGGTTAGAAGGCGGACGCGTTATCCACTGCGCTACACGGGCAATAGGTCCATCTCGGGATCGAACCGAGGTTAAGAGGTTTCTACTTTGATTCAAAGCCTCCTGTCCTGACCACTAGACTAATGGACCACTCATTGCGACTCGGCTCGCATCACTTCCTCCTCGCACGGCGTGCGTCAATTTTGGAACTAGGCTCGACTTCGCCGACTACCTATATTCAAGATGCGATACCTCTTTATATCAGTCAACCGTTAAAGCCCTCTATGTAAACCCGATTACTCGGAGGATTGAAGATGGCCTGCCAACTCCTCTCCACATAGTGGCCCACCTCTGGATTGGATCCAACCGACAACTCATCCAGAAACTCCTGATAATAAGAGACAGAGTGTTGTAATATATCCTCTTTCGCCACTGCAAAGATTCCAGTGTATAAGACATACTGTGTATTGAGTGATCCAAACTTGTTTTCATACCATTTACCGAAAGGTCTTATCTGTGCGGGAATTAAGGTAGATTCGCCGTTTGCCTGTTTGTTCCGCGGGTCACTTGTTACGTAATTATTTAACGAAAAACCATATAACGCATTTTTGATATCGTAATTCTTCTGACCTATCATAACTGTCGTGTTGTATTTGGCCACGTTATCAAATATCTTTATTGTCTTCGCATATTTATCGTTTCGCATATCAATAGAGCCGGGTAAAAATATAGTAACATCTGCTAATTTATTGTAGTTATTTACTATATGATGAAAATAGGTGTGATCGCATTTTCCTAGATTTTTCAGACTAATAACTTTTTGTACCTTATCCGTCATGGCAAAGTTTGTGTTATTGCCTTTATTGTAGATGATGATAGGATAGCGATTGAACGGTTCCTGCTTAATCCAGTCGAGCGGCTCATTATACCGCGCAATCACAATTTCTACTTTGTTTTCAGCCTGAAAACCCTCTGCTACCGGATTCGCCGTAATACAATATAGTAGTATACCTATGAAAAGAAGTAATATAAGTCTTTTCATATATTCCCTATTTATTGCCTATATTTTACATATAAGGATTCAGCGGCAACGACTTTGTTCCAGCCGATGACATACTCTGCGGCGACTGCATAGGCACCGGCATATGACTGATGTCATTAAGATAGTAATAGTAATGGTCGACGGCAGATAAGATATGCGGCACAGACCAGCTCACAACCTTAGCATTAAGATCGGCCACCTGTTCGGCAATCCCCTGCGGCATATTCCGGGCATACTGATAATACATAGCGCGCATAATAATCTTCAGTTCATCGGCGCTCTGCTCGTCAATCACGTAACCCTTCGGCTTGCTCTGGTTAAAGACCTCCTTCCGAATCGTGTTCTGGATCGTCTTGATGTTCTCCACGGAGAAGAAACTCTTACTCAGACTATTTGCCTCCCAGTTACCACGTAGCATGTCATCCTGAAAGTTCGTTTCTACTGCCGTCTGGTGTGCATAAGCGGGAAAGGAATCAATCGGACCGTTTACATCCGGCTCACCAGCATTTAGATTCACGCGTCCATTTTGGCCGCCGCTACCGCTGCCTCCATTTGTAAAAGGAAGTGTTATCGGTCCGCTCATTCTATATAGTTATGTATTTTATTTCTAAGTCCGGGATATAGAATGTCTGGTCCTAACTCCGCGACAAACCCGCGTGGCACCTCAATGGACAACGAGTATTACCTCCCTATCGGTGATTGCTCTGCGAAGATTTTTGCTCTTAACACCGCGACGGGTGCCTTAACCGTAGCAAGCTGGGCGTCTGGTGCGTATACGAATAGTGTGAATGCCGCTGGCGCTGGTCTGCTGAAGGACACTGGTAGGTCATACATATCCGGTGGCCGCACGTTCCGCAAGGTTCAGCTGGTTATCCCGCAGGGAACAAAGCTGACGTCTACCTTCGGCGTGGCTGGTAACGCGTCCACGGTCCCGAATTCCGACTACCTGTCAGGCTTCATCGAGGTTGGCTTTGATACAGCGTCTGGAACCACGCCGACACCGGTTGTCAAGTGGGGGCGGTAACGTGGTAACGTCGTGACTCTAATTTAAGGAAGCAGTTGCTTCCTTAACAATGAAACTGAAACACCGGCTCTTCTTCATTTTAATAAAACCCCGCCCTCCGAGATTTTATTGAATTGTGCGTAAATTTTTTCTACGGCATAAATATAGAAATGACATCTGTAGGTGCAGTCGGCCGTTCCCAGCGCATCGTGTCCCTTGACAACGAGTTCTACATCCCTGTCGGCAACCTTACGGGCCTCATCTATGGCCTCAACACCACGACGAACCAGTTCACGTCCACCTCGTGGGCGTACTTCGGCAGCCGCTACCTGTCCTCGGTCAACGCCTCGGGCGCTGGTCTCCTCAGGGACCACGGCAAGACATTCGTGTCTGGCGGCCGCACGTTCCGCAAGGTCCAGCTGGTTGTCCCGCAGTCTACCGGCACCCAGTCCACGTTTGGCGTGGGCGGTGCCACCGGCACTGTCCCCTACCAGGACTTCCTGACGGGCTACATCGAGGTTGGCTTCGATGCGACGAGTGGCACGCTGCCGACGCCGGTTGCCAAGTGGGGTCGGTAAACGAACCCCACTTCAGGTCGGTAAACGAACCCCACTTCAGGTCGGTAAACGAACCCCACTTCAGGTCGGTATATATAAACATATACTGCTGTGTATTTATAATAACCAAAATCAGTTATTCTAGTAACTGATTTTCCTCTATTACAATAGAATGGACTACGTGTTCCTGTTTTACATCTTCTTATCCTTCGTCATCGCATCAGGTGGCGCCTTTGTTCTCTTCTCAAGTGGCCGCACCATTTCAGCCATCATGTTTCTTGTGGGAGCCGTCGCTATTGAGATCTTCTTCGGTCTGCGCTGGTTCAAGCCAAATGGCACGACAACTGCCTCCACCGGCCCCTGGCCTCCGTCCATCAACGTGTGCCCCGACTTCCTCTCTCTCTACAAGTCAGCGGATGGAAGCGGAAATAGTGTCCCATATTGTGTAGACACCAATGGCGTCTCTTCCGGTGGCATTACGAGATGGACATCTAGTTCATCGCCGACTGGAAACAATGTCTTCAACCTATCGGCGAACTTAACTGGAGCAGTCCGCACAAGGGCGCTCTGTACTGAGGCGGCCGCGAAGAAGGTCACGTGGGAGGGGGTGTGGGATGGAACTGTGTGCCTCGGCGGCGTGCCACCTACACCTTAGATAATGGCTTAGAGAGTGCTCCACTTAATAGAAAAGATGTTAGAGAAAACTCACTGTCTTTATCCAGACTTAGAAAGACAAATTACAGACTGGATAAATACACGCGCAACGGCTCGCGCCGTCCTCCTCCTAGGCTCGCCCGGAGTTGGGAAGACTACGCTCGCCCATCGTGTCTTCGAAGCCACCGGTCTCAAGGTCCTGGAATTCAATGCCAGTCACACACGCAGCGGAACATCTTTCCGAAAGGTCATTGTGCCCCTTCTAAAAGAGGGGGGTATCATGCGAATGGTAGAGACCGGAAAGAAGGGGGGTATTGGCATACTTCTAGACGAGATTGATGGTCTCAGTAACGGCGAGCGAGGAGGTCTCCAGGAACTCCTTATCTATCTGAAATCCCCTGAGGCGCAGGAGGGTCGGCCCCTAATTCTGATTAGCAACACACTGGATACTCGCGCCCTCCAGCAAATCGCAAAGCACTGTCTCACTCTCCGAATTGAAGGAGCCACCCAGTCCATTCTAGAGGAATGGCTAGGGCGGAAAATCCCAGACGGGATGACCACGGATCTTCGCTCACTCAAGCGCCAACTCTCCGGATATGAGAGGGCTGAAGAGGAAATTACAGTTCCCGAGGGTGTAGTTCCCGTCGCCTGGTGGTCCATTTGGCAGGATTCCGATCCCGCTCTAGAACTTGACATTGAAAACAACGAGGGCAATCTGGCCAGTCTAATTTCACTGGAAAATCTCCCAGAGCGAATTGAGGCCCACTTCGGCTCTACACCTGAGGCCTGGGAACTCTATTTGTCGCTGTTTGAGGCCTATCGCACATCCGACCAGGGAGATTTCTGGGCCTTCTTCTACCAGTGCTGGAATATCCTGCCGCTCAGTCTCAAGCTCAAACTCAAGCATATCAGTATGCGCTTAACTGCGGAGGCGCCCACTGACAAGGAGCCAATTGAAATAGACAAGATGCGGTATACACCCGTTTTGACGAAGCAGTCTGCCATGTTCAATGCGTGGAAGTTGCTGTGTGAGATTTCGGATACGCATAAGGTGCCTGTGCGTATGTCACCGATGTATGCGAATACGGAGTTGGTGAGGGGAGGAATAAAACCGGACAGAGTTCGCCGCCTGGAGGCGATTTCTATCCAGAAACTTTACAGGTCGCTAGCATGAGTGGCGGCATTAGCATTTATGCGGCATTAGCATTTATGCGGCATTAGCATTTATGCGGCATTAGCATTTATGCGGCATTAGCATTTATGCGGCATTAGCATTTATGCGGCAACATCCATCTCATCCTGGTGGACTAACTTATACACATTCAGAGGCTCCTTCCGTCCAAGACGATAGGCGCGTCCAAGAATCTGCTTCTCCTCCTCGATGTTCATCGCGTGAAGAAGAATGATATGCGTGGCGGCGGTAATCGTAAGACCGGCTCCAGCATGAACACTATTTAGAAGTAGGCATCGCAGCGTCCCCTTCTGGAATGCGTTGAGCGTCGCCTGAATCACATCTTTCGTCCCCTTCACCTCTCGCACCCCGTTGATACCAACCGCCTCCAGCTCGTTCGTTATCTGTAAGAATGGGTTATCATACCGACTGAAGACGAGAAACTTCCCTGTCGGATTCTCCTGGAACAACTTGATAAGTGCGTCCTTCTTTAGAGGTGGTTGATGTAAAGGCGCAGTTACCATCACATTCGTATCACCATCCATCGTGATCCGCTTGAGGTCCGACGGAGTTGTTGTCTTGCGACACAGCGGGCAGTCCAGTTTGCGCGCCAGGCTCTGGAGAATACACGCCGCGCAGAAAACCCTCTGGCAGCATTTTGTAAGAAGGGCGTCCTGTGGCTCATCAAAACAAATTGGGCAAATTTCCTTCTGGAAGTTCTCAATCCGCTCTTTTATACTCTTAATCTGCTCTTCCAGACGATCTATCTTTGCCTTCTGATTGGCCAGCGCCTCCTCCTTCGCCTGGGGCGTCCTGTATTCATTGCTGGCCTTGAAATCATATTCGCGTCTAAGACGCGCCAGCTCCTTCTTCCGATTCTCGGTCACCGCGGCCACCAGCCCTGTACACTGCTCAGCGCTGACCCCCAGTTGCTGTAGTGCCGACTGGATATCTCCAGCGTGGAGAAAGGCTTGAACATCCGATGAAATGACCCCCGCCACCAGCTGGTGGGAAATAGGCGCCCTACAAAGAACAGTGTGACGATAGATGGGAGGGAGAGAAATGGACTCCGCGATAAAATTTGTGCTGGATCGCAGAACCAGATGACCTCGTAGAGGGTGGTTCGGTAGAAGCATGCGCCTGAAAAAGGGGAGCGACACCATATGATATCTATATGTGTGATATGCCTGTCTTGATAGATAATTCGGCCTGAATTGTTCTATAAAATCCGGATGAAAGCTGGAGTTTTCTGAAAACATGTATTCATGTAACATATTATAACTTATCCACAGATTCACACCTGGATAGAGGATATTGGGCCACGAGGCCGAAATAAACCAGAGGAATTTTGCGTGGGGTATCTTTACAGATCCAGATATATGAATTGAATCCGCTTCATCTATGTAGACACGATTGAAACGTACTATATCCGATACCTTTGCCATAAATTCCTTATACAGTGTATTCGAAATAAGAATCACATCGGCACCATCTAAATTCTTCCAGAAGCCAGCCTCTAGACTGCGTTTTGTAGTTATATAGAAAGTTTTCAAGTTCGTCTGATCTTTTATATACGTGGACCACTGGCGAAAGAGTGTGTGAGGTACGACAATAAGTGAGGCCGAACACTCGGATAAGTCGGTGGCTGTATCCTTTTCCATGCTATACATGTATTTGCCAGACTGTGGCGAGAGTTTTGGCATATTGGGCGAAAAGGCCGTCGCCGATTTGAGATGCGCAATATGTGAGAGCACCGTCAGACTCTTTCCAACACCGACGCTATCTCCTAGAATAGCCCATGAGCTATAGAGCATTTGTCCTGAGATGTCCCAGCCTGTTGATAGGTGCCTCTCATGATCCAACATTGCGCGCGCCGCCGCCGCCTGGTGAGCACGGAGAGGGACCTTCAGATGGGGATTCGTATACTCAATCCGCGGGGACTCAGATGTGAGCTCGTTCATATAAGCCCGATTAAGTATTCTGAGAGCAATCGCGCTTTGCTCCGTTAAAAACAAACTCATCTACTATATCTAAGATGGGTTAGCTGGCGGACGTTTAGACCAACAACGCCGTTTCAGGCGTTTGCAAAAAAGGTTCGGAGCTCCCCGTCGCGAATAAAATCCTTCAGTTTCATGGCCGTCTTCTTCACATAAGGATTCGGTTCGTCGCGCATCTTCTTCTTATCAAAGGTGTTTTCCGTGTGACTCATTACAAGCATGACCTTCCTCGGATCTAACTGAAACATCGGATGCTTGTAATTATCCAAGAAGGAACGCTCCTCTGCGTGCGTCACTTCCTCGTCATACAGATGCGTAGACGCATATGAACGCCGCCACGCCATTGTCCCGTTCGTTGCGTGATTCGGGTGGTAGGGACCAAGCTTGTAGATCTCCTTGATATCGGAATAATACATGTAAATCTCCGAGCTGCCTGCGAGTTCATACTTGGGATTCCTCTTGAACGCCTGGACGGCCGCATGGACGCGCTCTGGAAAGTAGAAATCGTCGTCATCCATCGCCACAATAATTTCGCCCTTCGCCTCTCTGTTCAGGCGGTTTCTCTTTGCGCCAATATTCCTCTTATCATCTTCATATAAGTAACGAAAATTCTGGAGTTTATTTTCGGCAACGGCCTTGGAGAATATGTCTTCAACTCTGTCTGAGCCGTCATCGAGAACAATCCACTCCATACGATCCTTGGGATATGTCTGTGAAATAAAGCACTGGATGAGGGCTGGTATAAATCGTCTCCTATTGTATGTCGGTGTAATGACCGATACAAAAGGAAAATCGGACTCGCGCTGTTTCCCAGGGTTTTCCATCCTTCTAGATGTTAAACGCTACTTCCTGTTAAGCCCACTTTCGCTGCGGCGGTGGGGCTAGCGGCGGCAATATTCTGCTGAACTTTCTGTAGAATAGCAGCCTCGGGTAATGCCGCCGCCCCGATAACATCAGAAACGGGAAGAGGTGTCACCAGTGTCGTTGCTGCAGTATATGTGAAAGGATACAAGAGTCCAGCCATTATTGGATTCAAAATCGGTCCTTCAATAAGGGGCGCAAGAATGGCGTGATAGGCTCCACCACTCCCCCCAGTATATCTCATAATAGCAAAAATGAAGGCAATAGGGAAAAGAAGAGTTCCATAGATGAAATAATAGAAGCGCATATAGACAGGCAGTTCAAACATTGCGTTGCTTGACATTGAACCTCCCCACAGAGCTAGAATGGCAATGACAAGATAGAATAAATAGATCTTGAATCGTCCCCAAACACGTCCGACTAGTCTGGTGGGTGAAAAGGTCTGATTCTCAACCTTCTCTTTTACTGCGGCAGTCTTCGCCGCCGCGGTCGCCGCCTTGTTATCTTTCGCCTCCGTCTGCGCCTTTTTAACAATGGCCTGAATCTTCGTATCCACCTCGTCCTTCTTTGCCGCAATTGTATTCGGTGTGGACCCCGCAGCGCTCGCACTGAAGGTCTTTGCCTCAGCTAGAACACTATCTAACGACGCCTTTGTATCAGGACTGACTCCGGGAATTTTATTGAGAATGTCCTGCGTCTGATTTCCTTTTGCTACAGTGTCGGTTAGACTTCCAAGACTGCTCGCCGATCGGGCACGGAAGTCGGCGGCAAGTTTATCTGCGTTTGGGTCATACATGGACGCAAATAGTTTGTTTCCAACTAAACTCGTAACCGTGTCCATCTGTTGACGAGGGATATTTTAACGGTGCGCTCCGTCCTCAAAGAGCATACTTCAAACCACCCATTCCAGATGCGACTTCAAAGAAGTTGATATTCTCCACATAAATTGTCAAATCATATGTGTATGTTGTCCCAGATGGGAGAGGATACACATCAACCTCAACCTGGAAGTTGCGAACACGGCTGGAATTAATACTCCCAGAGGGTTGTGTTGTGGGACTTGTCAGAGCAAAACTATAGACGGGAACAATCGTCTTGGGAGAACCCGATATATATTTCCACGGCACAATCTTCGTGAAATAATCAACCGGCTTCTCCTCTTGTATTTCGTTACCATCGCAGAGAACGCGAAGTGCGCGGATAATACCCATCTGCCCTTGGGGTACGAAGATGCCCGACGCATAAGCGCTCGTATTAATTGACGTTTGACCTGGTGTAGGGGTATACGGCGGATAAGGGAAATTCCACCAGTTCGTCAGATTCGCAAAATCATTGCGCGCGGCTATATCGGAACGCCTATTGATGAAGAGAAGTCGTGTAATCGGATTATGCGTCTCTAAATCCAGAACTTGCCGATTATAAAGACCCTGAAAAGGATACGGTGTGATCTGATACATTATATAAGACAGTGGGGTTGTGGCGAAGATTTTTTGTTCGTCCGCAGGCAGATAAATATAGGTAGACTGAATACGGGGATTCATAAACCACGTGTTCATGGTGGGCGGCGTTACACCCCAATCCGTCAGAAAATTGCGAATCTGTCCACTGAGGTCTGTAGCCTGACCATATGACGGAATGTTCATACGAATATCGCGTGTTGCGGCGCTCATACGATAATCAGGTGCCACGCGGAATCCAGAGACGTCGAGATATGTGTAGAGCTGACGTATAGGATTGAGCGTGAGCTGAACTTCGCATTCATGATACTGTAGACCGACAAGCGGAAGCGCCTGTGTTGTGGACTCCGTAAACCAGAATGTGAGAGGGACATGAATATCTTGGCCGAAGATTGAAGGCCGATTTGTCTGCGCCGTGAAGGCGGCAGTAGGGTCTTTAAAAACACTCGGATAACCAGTTGCGCTCGTGCCGCCGGCATAAATTCCCTTAGACGGGTCGGTATTCTCGTTCGTATCGCCGATCAGAATACGCCACTTCTCAAACATATCCAGGTCATAGTCGGCCAGGGCCTTCGTCATAAGATAGGTTCCATCAAACTCCTGTATCTTCTGGCCGCCCACGAAAAATGCGGCATTCTGGATAAGAGCAGCACCAAGATATCTGACCCACTGGAACTGAAACTGGAAGGCCCGCTGAGGAGACGGCGTGTTGTATTTACTGAAAATGTCGGGCACTCTGAAACTGAAATACATGTCGGACAGAAGATCCCCACTGCGCTGGATCTTTGCCCGTAGTTTGATTTGATTATCGAATGACAACTCATTCGGTCCTTCAAGCGCCGTTGTCACACTCTCCATAGAGAAGTGACTGTAACGACGGAATATTTTGTAGAAATATGTCATCTGTGGATTTCCAGAGAGGAGAATATTTTGCGCCCCATAGGATACTAAACTGATGAGTCCTCCGCCCGTCATTCTCTCTTCTTGTTAGAACATCATTCTTAAGCGGCAACAGTGAAACTTTAAAATAAAGAAGCTCAAGAGCTTCTTTATTTTAGACCTTTGAAGATTAAAAATGGGCAGTTTGCCCATTTTTAATGCTGTCACATGCCTCCGACCATGCCCATTTTTAATGGGCATTGGTCTAAGTTTATTACTCTAATACTCTACAACCCTACGAACTATACGACGA